TTGCCATGCCGACGATGAAAGATGGCATCCGCAAGGGCAAACCAATAGGGTTAATTGATGAGCGGTTCCGGGGGATGAATGCCAAGCAGGTGTTCGACATTCTCAAGCAGGAGAGGGAAGAAGAGGAAGGGGGTGAAGGTGGTGAAGGGGGTGAAGGTGGTGAAGGTGGTGAAGGGTTCGATGACCACGATTGGGATGGGGCGCAAGAACTATCTGCCGAGGAGAAGAAAGAGCTAGAGCGTGATATTGACCAAGCGTTGCGCCAAGGAGCAATGGCGCAGCAAAAAATCGCGGGCACCGGTGCAAACGGCGCAGATCGGGAATTGTTAGATTTGCTTGAGCCAAAAGTAAATTGGCGTGAAGTGCTGCGTGAATTCGTGAAGTCTACCTGCAATGCAAAGGATACGTCCTCTTGGCGTAGGGTTAATCGCAGGTTCCTATCGACTGGCGTTTATATGCCGAGCCTGATTGGCGAGCGCGTTGGCCATCTAGTTGTAGCTGTAGATACGTCAGGAAGTATTGCGGCTAAGGAACTAACCGACTTCTTAACAGAAGTTAGGGGTATCGCAGAAGAAGTAAACCCTAGCCAAGTGGACTTGCTCTATTGGGGCAGCGAAGTAGTGGCGCATGAGGAGTATTCGGAAGTTGACGTACCCAACATCGTTAACTCAACCAAACCACGCGACGGGGGCGGCACTTCACCTAGCTGCGTATCTACATACTTGAAGGATAAGAACATCAAGCCCGAATGCATCATCATTTTGACTGATGGATACGTTGGCGATGATTGGGGCAACGAGTGGACTGCACCGTTGCTATGGGCGATTGTCGGGGGAAACACCGCAGTCGCAACGAATGGTAAGACGGTTCACGTCAAAGACTAAGGAGCAATCAAATGAGTATTAGCGCATCAGCGGTGTTAGTGGAACTGAATATCAGCGTATGGCCTGCGGCAAAGATTGACCGCGAGGTGACCGACAAAGTTAACGCGGACGCTGGCGCGGTGCATGGCGCATCGCAAACCAAGAAAAACCTGTTCGCAGGTACTAGCTTACGTAAAGACATCGAGAAGCTAGCCGCACGGGTTCGTCTGTATCACAACCAGCACACTCTGCCGTGGGCAGACAAGGGCGAGCGACTACTGCCGACCAAGTTGTTCATGGAATACAAGCAGGTTATGAATACGTACGAACATACATTCAACAATATGTGCGATAACTTCTTTAATGAATACCCGCGCTTAGTTGCAGAAGCGCCGCAAGCGTTGCAAGCGTTGTTCAAGGCCGAGGACTACCCCGACCTAACAGAAGTTAGGACTAAGTTCGGATTTAGGCGCACGGTCAAGCCGGTGCCTGACGCGGGTGATTTCCGTTTGGACGTACCAGCAACCGACTTAGAAGAGCTGCGCGGAGAGTTCATCAAACAGCAAGAGGGCAAGCTAGCCGACGCGATACGTGAATCGTGGGACCGACTGCATAAGATTCTAGTGGACACTTCCAAAAAGCTAGAGGATGTGGGCGGTGATGAGGAGAAGAAAAAGCGTTACCACGATACGCTAGTATCCAATCCGCTTGAGTTGTGCTCGCTGTTGACTAAGCTGAATATAACCAATGATCCTAAGTTGGAAGAAGCAAGGCGGCAGCTTGAATTAACGATGCTTGGGGCAAATATCGAGACCATTAAGGACGACGCTGATGTGCGTAAGCAGTTGAAGTCCAAAGTGGACACCATCTTGGACAAGTTCGATTTCTGATTAGAAGGAGTAGATGATGACGAAAAACCCATTTCAACTAGCTAACGTAATGCTGTCGGAGGAGCTAAGGGGCACAGACGAGGGCATTAATAATATCCATACAAGTCTTTTAGCGGGCGTGGTATTCGATGCGGCGTACGATAAACCAACGTGGAAGTTCGTCGCTATACGTTTGTTGGGTGGGAAGATAGCAGGTTTTTCCGTGACGGAAGGAGGTGAACAATTAGGCACGATTTCAACTTCCTACTTCCGTAGGGGTTATTGTGTCGAGATAAAAAATACGCGGATTTCTAACAAGCGCGAGCGCGGGGGCGGGTACCGTACTACTGATGCGGGCAAAGCACTAGCCGCAATTAAAAAGGCGTTTTCGCGCAAGAACATATCCGAGCACATAGAGGAGTCTAACAAGTTAATTAGTAAAACGTTGAATGATATTTCGTGGGGCAAAGGCAGAGCGCACCACAAAATTGTGAATGAGGTCCAAGAAGAGCTACTAGAATTTAGCCGCAAAGATGCGGAGACGCAGAAACTCTTTCTTGAACACCTAAACCGCATAGGTAAGGGGGGGCTAAAGGGTAGGCAAGAAGAAGCATTCACCGAGATGCAGACGGTAGAGCGCATCCTGCGTCAGTACGATGCGGGTGAAGCTACTGTAGTATTGCTAGTCGATAGCAAGTATGTCGTCAAAGAAAGCGACAACGTAATGATGTTCGACGCTACTGACTTACCTGAGAACCTACGCGGTAAGTTGGGGTTGCTCAAGTTGGTTGATGATGGGTATGTCATTACGGACGTAGGGTGTAAGGTCAACAGCGAAACCTTCGTGCTTTTTAACGCCAAAGGAGATGAGGTATGACAGCGAAGAAAAGAGGTGAGAAGCTAGTGCTGGTTGCCGACATGGTGGTGGTCGAGCCGGAAAGAGAAACACATAAGACGCCGTGGGGCAAAGTATGGACTCGCGGTGCTGACGTAATGGCTACTTGGCGACGGCATGGATTCGTGCCGCCGACTGAGTATCGTAGTGACTACTTGTTTAAGGTGAATCGGGAGGGGGGCGCTAAACCATGACAACAGGGATTGAGTTGTTAAAACCAGAAAAGAAACGCAAAGGGCGCGGACCCGGTAAGAAACCCGCGCTGTTTTGCACGAGTCTGCGATTGCCACAGGAGGTAATGGAATACTTCAATACCCACTACGCATACACAAAGCAGGCCAAGATGCGTGAAATTCTTACCGAATACGTTAGCAATCAAACCCAAGGAGTTAGTAATGGTCAAGAAAGTTAGAAGCACGGCGCAAAAGGTTCGTACATTCATGCACGATAACCCCGCCATGAAGGTTAAAGATGTAGCTGCGAAGTTTGGTGTAAGCGTGCAGTACATATACGGACTGCGCTACCTTGTTCGAAAGAAAAACGACGCAGGTACTCCGAATAAGGTCGAGACTAGCGCAACGTCCACACGCGACGCAATCCCCGATGCTTTGGTTACGCCGCCGAGCGACCCCGTCAACCATCCCGCCCACTACAAGGTCGGAGGGATCGAGACTATCGACTTCATCGAAGCGAAAAACCTGAACTACAACCTAGGCAACGTAATCAAGTACGTCACTCGTTCAGACCACAAGGGGAACAAGGAGCAAGACTTGCTCAAAGCCGCGTGGTACTTGCAGCGTGAGATCGAGTACGCATTGGGCGCAAGACAGCGTCCGTAGCCCTAACAAAAGTTAGGACAGCCCTTCACCAACCTAGCCCGCTTACGCGGGCTTTTTTTCGTCCGCACTGTTGACAAAGTAAAATTATGTGCTATGCTTAGAACTTGAAAAATTACTGGAGCATCAGATGGCATTCGGAGAATACCCCGCCAACGTGGACTCACAAAGCTACGGGCAGTTGAAGTGCAAGTGCGGAAGTGACTACTTACACCAACGCAACGTGACCATCTTTGAATGCAACGAAGATGATGATTGGGTTACCGTAATCGCCCAAGACGGCCACAAGGTACAGGCAACCAAGTTCCCCAACGCTGATACCTGTAACCCAAGCCCCCGCAGACATGGGCTCATTATTGAGTTTGAGTGCGAAGAGTGCAGCTACAGTTGGAACGAGGGGGGCGACAAACCCTTACTAATATACACCCCCAAACTTGCCATCTTCCAGCACAAGGGTAACACCTTCATGGAGTGGGTGGACTAATGGCTGCGACCCCCGAAGCTAAAGTTAAAGCCAAGATCAAAGCCGTCCTCAGAACCCACAACATCTACTACGCTATGCCAATAGGTACGGGCTACGGCAATAGCGGCGTCCCTGATTTTCTTTGCTGCATCAACGGGCACTTTGTGGCTATTGAAGCCAAAGCAGGTAAAGAGCAACCAACAGCACTTCAGCTCAAGAACCTGCAAGCAATCAAGACGGCGGGCGGTTACACGTGCGTCATCAACGAAGCTAACCTTGAACAGTTAACAAATGTTATAGCCGAGTGCATGCAATGAAAATTTTGACCGTAGACTTTGAGACGTACTACTCGCGGGAGTTTAGCCTTAGCAAAATGACTACGGAAGAATACGTGCGTGATCCACGTTTTGAAGTAGTTGGTGTGGCTGTGCAAGAAAACGACGGGGAGCCGGTGTGGTTTAGCGGCGATGCGAAAAGCATGCACC